GTGACTGGTTGAAGCTGATCGAGCCTTTGGCGCTCGGTCAGCTCAATCTCCATCCGTGGGAGTTTATGCGGTATACGCCTCGTGAAATCATCATTAAGATTGAAAAATACAGCGAAACGAAAAAAGCAGACAGGCGGTTTTTCCTGCAATCCGTGGCGCATTTGATGAATTCAACGGGTAATTATAAAGAGAAAATCACGGTTGCAACGCTAACAGGCGAAAAACCTGTCAGCCAGCAAGTAAAAAGCTCAGAAGCAGATATGCAAGCACTCAGGAAACGTTTCGGAGGTTAACAGATGGCAACCGGGAAGCCAATCGGCTCGTTTTATGTTCAGCTTGGCCTGAACACAAAAGATTTTCAAAGAAACTTAAAAGGTGCCGAACGCGATTTAAAACAAGCGTTTGGCGCTTCTGCTATTCGCACATCAGAGTTATTGGCGGCCTCGGTTGCTGTTGTTGGCGCTTCCTTGCTTGCGGTTGGTGCAGCTGCTGTTAGTATGGCGGCTGACTTGGAGCGCTCAACGGTCAGTTTTACCAGATTACTTGGAAGCGCTGATGCTGCTGACAAGAAACTGAGAAGTTTGCAGGAATTTGCCTCTAAGACTCCATACACGTTTACCGAATTGATCAGCTACGAAAAGCGCCTACTTGCCTTGGGATTCCAGGCAGATAAAACCAGAGAGGTATTGACTACGGTTGGCGATACCGCTTCTGGTCTTGGCCTCGACAACGAAGGTATGGGGCGATTGATAAAGGCTTTTGGCGATATAAAAACGAAGGCTGTTTTATCGACTCAGGAGATGAAGCAATTCGCAGAAGTCGGGGTAGGTGCCTATCAGATTCTTGCCAAGGAAATTTTAGGCAGCGCTGATAAGGTCTCAGAACTTGACGAGATGATTCAAAACCGGGCCATTAGTTCAGAGCAGGCAATCTCTGGAATGTTCAGGGGATTATCAGCGCAATTTGGCGGTATGATGCAGCTACAGTCCGAAACCGTTTCGGGCATGTGGTCTACGGTTAGAGATGAGGGCGAAAACGTTTTAAGGATTATTGGTAAACAAATCACTCAATCAACTGAACTAAAAGCAGCAATGGACTCTCTCAGATCAGCAGCAACGCAATTCAGAACAACACTCGAAAGTAAAGGGCTTGCTGAAGCATTTTCGGGTGTGTTTGGGAATATTGCGGATTTGTCTGTAAAAACGCTTTACAGTTCAATCACAAATATTTTAATCCCGGCGCTGAAGCAAGTCGGAGAGTTTTTCTTAACTGCAAAGCTTACCGCATGGGGCGAAGCTGGACGGGTTGCTGTTGTTGGTGTTGCTGGAGCGATAACGGGAGTTTTAATTGTCGCTGTTCAAGCATTAAATATTGCTCTCGGGCTGGCAATAATCCCGCTGATAAAAATAGCCGCAGGAGTTGCAGCAATAACCGTTGCAGTTTATGGGCTTGCAAGAGCGTTTCTTTACGTGTCAGAAAATGGCGTTGCTTCCGTGGCCGAAAGTGTTAAGCAACTACTTAGCAATATTGGCAACTCAATCTCTGCTTTCGTCAGAGACACTACAAGCAAGCTCTGGCTGGCCTTTGGAGAGATAGGCAGCAAGGCACTCGACGCGGCCTCTCTTGCTCTGAATGCAATCAAAGCAATGTCAGTTGATGTTATGCGTCAAGTATGGGCGAATGTCACAGGCTCAGGTGAGCAGCCGTTAAAGGCTTCTTTGGATTCTGTTAAAGCTCAGTATGCAGCTTTTTTCTCTCAGTTGCCCGCACTACCTCAACCATCCGAAGCTGACCCCGGTAAATCTGGCCTTGCATGGTTCAGATATATAAAAACGCTGATTCCAGAGATAGACAAACTCAAAGAACGCGTTGCCGCCGTTCCCGCTGCCTTAAATGTCTTTACTCCCGGTATGCCAAAGGCAAAGACTCCCGCAGCTATTGCAACGGGAACAGGTAGCAGCAAAACCGACACCAGTAAATCAGATGCAGAGCGCGCCCTTGAAGACGTAAAACGCAACTCTGAACAGATTCAGCAGGCATGGCTACAACAGACCAGCACACGAGAAGCCCTGCTAGATGCAGAATTTCAGAAGGAATTTGACACACTAGAAAAATCTAAGGCGATCAACAAAAACTATCACACCGACCTTGCTTTGCTGTCAGAAACCTACAGCAGCAAAGGCCGCGCATTGTTGGAAGCAGACGCAGCCGAAAAACTTAATTTCTTGCAGCAGGCACAGCAAGCAGATATTGCAGCGCTCGAAGAAAGAGATAATCTTTACTATGAATCATTCTTAAAAAAGCAGGAAAACGCTGAACTTGAAGCGACTTTAAACGCAGATCAGCGAGCCGGTGACCTTGCAGCCTTCATAGAACACCTGGACGCAAAAGCGTTAGCCGAACGAGCCAGCCTTGAAGGGCGCAGGCAGATGATTGATGTTTATGACCAGTTGCAAGCCGATGCTACGCGCTCGCAAGCTTCTTATATGGCTGAAGCTTATCGAACCATTTACAGCGGCTTGACAGAGTCTTTGACAGGCATAATCACAGGCGCAAAAAATGCCGGTGATGCTTTCAAAGAACTGGGTATGCAGATCATTCAGATGATTGTTAAGTGGACTATTCAGCGCAAGCTTGCTGCGATCATGGCGGGAACTATTGAGGCAACCACTACGGCGGCTTCAGTTGTCATGGCTGGCACAGTTGCAGCAGCATGGGCACCAGCGGCGGCGATGGTTGCAGCGGCTACTTTTGGAGCTTCTACGGCGGCAGCAGCAGCAGGGTTGACCGGATTATCTACATTATCCAAGGGGCTTTCACTTCCAATGCTGGCCGATGGTGGTATCGTTTCAAAGCCAACTATTTTAATGGCCGGGGAGGGTGGAGAATCAGAAGCAATCATACCCTTGTCGAAGCTTCAGGGCTTGACAGGCGGTGGCGGTGGCGTTACTCTTAATGTAATAAATCAGACAGGTCAGCCGGTAAGCGCTCGTAGTTCTCAGCGCATGGATGGAGCGAGAACTGTTGTCGATTTATTTTTAGAAGGTTACAGCCGAAACGTTAGCGGCATTCAAGACGTTGTAGGGGGTAGATGATATGACTTGGCCTGCAATTGCCGCGCCTTCGATTGAAACGCCGACGAAAGTTAAAGACAACTCTCTTAAAAGTCCTCTTATTAACGGTCAGACCGTTAGCCGGAAGAAATATACCCGTCAGCTTCGAGAGTGGACTTTAAAATGGAATGCTCTCTTAGATACACAGCTCGCAACGCTGCTTGCTTATTACGCCACTCAGGGCGGCGGTTCAGCTTCGTTTCAGTGGGCTGATGAGTTCGGGAATAATTACACAGTCAGATTTGATGGTGACATAGATCACGCAAGCGTTAATTACACCCATTCATCTGTAACCGTTAAGATTGCAGAGGTTTAACCATGCGGACACTATCAAGCGCCTCTTTGATCGAAAAAAATAAACTTGCTACGGATTCCGCCTGGCTAATTTTGCTAGAGATTGGATTCACCGAACCGATTCAGATTATAGCCAATAACGAAGATGTTCTTTGGGATTCTAAGACATGGCAGGCGTTCCCTTTTGAAGTTGATACCATTGGAGAATCGGGTAAGGGTGAAATTGTTTCTGTTGGTGTTAAGGTTTCTAACGTCACAGGAGAGATTCAGCAGATTGTTGAGTCGCTTAATGGGGCAAATGGAACGCCCGTCATTGTTCGCGTTATTAATACGGCTACAGCAGCCACAACACCCGATCTTGAATTAAACTTCGTGGTTGATTCTTCGTCATTTGACGAGCAATGGCTGACTTTCAAGTTAACCGGCGGTGTTTGCCTGACTCGCAGGGTGCCGCAGTGGAGATATTTGCAGAACTTTTGCAGATTCACTGAGCGCTACGGTCAGATTGAGTGCGGCGTTTCGGCTGCAACCAAAGTAACGTTTCCGACTTGCAACGGCACTAATGCCAACTGCATAGAACGTGGTAACGCGGTCAGGTATGGGGGTTTCCGATGGATGCCAAAATAAACTTTAATCATCTGATCGGTAAGCCGTTTCTCGACGGTGCAAGAGGCCCGGAGGCTTTTGACTGTTGGGGGCTTGCGGTTGCGGCGATGCGCTTGTATGGTTACTCATTACCTGATTTTTTCGTGAGCGCTTTCGATTGTGCCAGTATTGCCGGAGCTATTGAATCGCAGCGTTATGCGTGGGAGGAATTGGCCGCGCCCGTGGCTGGTTGCGTTATTGTGATGAAGCTTGGCGGTCAGCCGTATAACAATCACATTGCAACTTTTCTCGGCGGTGGCATGGTATTGCACACCAGACAGAAAACAGGGTCAATTATTGAACGCATAGAAAAACCTATATTCAAAGCGCTGGTGCAGGGTTTCTATTTACCTCCAAAGGTCTACAAAAATGAATGATAACGTTGCGAATAACATAATTCAGGTAGTTTATTTAAAAAACCCGTTTAAGCCACAAGAGCGCGTTATTAAGGCGTTTTCAGGCGAAGAAATAGCCACGGTTTTCGATGCTTTCAAAGAACTTGGTATTGAAACTCCTGCCGGGCTTGTCGTTGTCGTAAATGGCAAGCACGTAGAGCAAGCACAGCCGATTAGAGGCGGCGATTATGTTGTAATCCTGCCAGATATTAAAGGCGGTGGCGGCGGTGGTAGTTCAAAGAATATTGCCGGGGTAATTGCTGGCCTTGCTCTTATGGCGGTTACTGGTGGCGCTGCTGCTGCATTCCTTGGCGGCGTTGGTATGGCGCATACTTTGGGTTTAGGGCTTGCGTTATATTTCGGCGGCTCACTGCTGACAGGCAATCAGAAAACGCCAAAGGTTACGGCCTCAAATAATGAATTTGGAGCGTTTGAGGGCGGGTATAGTTGGTCTCCTGATACTGTTCGCGTCAATCCCGGTGGGCCTATTCCGGTTACGTTTGGCACGTTTGGCACAAGCGGCACGTTGTTAACCAGACGAATAGCAACGGGTTATCTAAATGACAAATCAACACAATATCTTGCCTTGCTGATTGGAGCAGGAGAAGGGCCGCTTGATTCTATTTCAGATATAAAAATCAATGGCATTCCGATAGCCAGCATAGCAGGTGCAACTTATGAAACAAAACTAGGAACAAATGAACAGACGGCTATTGCTATTGCAAGACTCTCTGAAGTATCAGAGTTTCAGCCTTTTAACTCAGAATTGCCGATCAGCGTTATTGAATGGATAACAAAAGCCCAAACTGAAATCGGTAACAGTATTGTAATGGATTTTGTTTTTCCCGCTGGATTGTATTCTGTTTCAGCTACAGGGGCGCTTGAAATTGCGGTCGGCGTAACTCGCAGCGAATACAGAGAAATCGGAGCAACAGAATGGTTATCTGCTGGTGGCATGAGTTTGCAGCTCAGCGAGAAAACACGAGCGCCCTTTTATTTCAGGGCTTATTTTACGCCACCTGACCCGACAAAGCTCTATGAATTCCGTTTCCAGAATTACAGCTTTAAATATAACGATGATACGTTTTGGCATGGTGCTTACACCGAAACGCCGACAAACGTCAGCTATAGCATGGCATGGGTTGGACTGACGGTATTAAACGATCAGCCGCAAACATACCCCGGTATGGCCTTAGTTGCCCTGAGCATTCCTGCAACCGAGAACCTGTCTGGAAGCATGCCGAAGGTTACATGGAAACAATCACGAAATACTATTCTCGCATGGAATCCAACCGAAGCAGAATACCAGGCTAAAGACGCAACTAATATTGCTTGGATGGTCTACGATGTTATTCATAAGTGTAAATACCTGAAAAATACGCAGACAGACCTATTTGAGTATGCCGTTTTCGGTGAACCAAAGGAAAACTTAAACTACACCGAATTTAATAATTGGGCTACGTTTTGCGCTGAAACTTCCGCAGGCGTTGCCAGAGCTGAGGGTAATTTGCTGCTTGATACTGCCGGGCAAATGTGGTCAACCGTTCAGAGAATTGCTGCATCTGGTCGCGGTTTCATTATTCAGCAGGCAAACGTGTTCAAGCCGGTATGGGATTCAGTCAAGACCGTTTCGCAGATATTTACAGCCGGGAACATGAGCAATATTACCGGGGCTTTCATTGCAGACCGAGAACGGGCAACAGCGATTGAAGCTACTTTCATCAATGAAGATAAAAACTATGAGACTGATACTTTATTTGTGCCCGGTGATGATTACAGCCCTGCAGGGTTAGCCAATCCGACACAGATAAACATTCCCGGGATCACGAAATCTGATGCTGTTTACATGCTTTGCAAGCAGATGTTGAAGAAAAACAAATACCTTCGACGGACGGCCAACATTAATGTTGGTATCGACAGCCTTGCTGCTGAGCTTGGTGACGCTGTTGGGATCCAATCAGATGTTTCCTCTTGGGGTGTTGGCGGTCGAGTGCTTGGTGCAACCACTACCAGCGTCGTCATAGATCAAGAAGTCTCAATGGTTCCCGGCACAACCTACAGCCTGCTTGTCCGTTATCCAGATGATACTCTTGTTAGACGCACCGTAAACGCTGTTTTAGTTCCAACCACAACAACTACTCTTGCTTTCACTGTCACGCCGTGGGCGGTGGCTCCTGATCGTTTTGCGGTGTATAGTTTCGGTGTCCAGAGTCTTGAAATAAAACCATTTACTATTACCAGTATTCGCCGGTCGAATGATCTCGACGCAACAATAGAACTGATCGAATATATTGAAGGCGTTTTTACTGAAGATACAAATTTTCCAGTTATTGATTACACGGCTATCGGCGCGTCATTAACTTCTCTAACTGTTAATCCTGATGCTGAAAATGGGCGGCTTCACGTTGCGTGGATTGTGCCACCTGATAAGGACTACCAGACAGCAACCGTTTATGTTGATGGCAAACCGCAGGGATTTTTGAACGCGGATAATAGCACAGCCGAAATTGATCTACCGCCGGGCACTTACACTGTCATTGTTTTACCATTAGATGGAAACGGCAATGCGGGAACTCCTGAAGAAGTCACCGTCACGTTAGGTAGTCCAACTCTTGAAGCTGTTTCCGATGTTGTGCTTGATTCTGAAATCGTCTTGCAGGGTGACGGCACTGGATTAGTTTTTATAACTGGCACGTTTACAATTCCGGCATTGGCTACCAACGTATTGGTTGAAATTGGAGAGGGCGTAACGCCTTCAGCTTGGTATCCGGTTCAGAGCAATAGAACTCCTTCATTACTGTATGGTCCGGTCAAGGTTGGCGTTCTATATACGCTGCGGTTTTCCGCTTATAACCGCTATGCAATCGCCACTGCAACACTGGCAACTATCACTCCTGCCGGTGACGAAATCGCACCAGCTGCGCCGGTTATTTTCAGAATATCAAATTACATGAAAAACGTAGCGGTTGGCGTTTTGCTTGCCGATGCGCCCGGTGACGTTGCCGGGTTTATTGTCTACCGAAATACCGTTGACACGTTTGGCACAGCGACAGAAGCCGGGAGAATTGCGAGCAAGACAACGCTAACAACTGCAACGGCAGTTTTTCAAGATACAGTTGACGTGGGTTTTGGTACTGAGCTGTATTATTGGGCGAAAACCTTTGACACATGGGGGAATGTCAGCGCGGCCTCTCCTTCCGTTCATTTCACCATGTATGGCAAACTGTCTGATTATGTTTGGTTGGGCGATGAAGATACTGCGTTTTGGATTGGAACCGACAACCCGGCAACTGCAATAGTCCTGATGAACCCTGACGGCACAGGAACATTTGCAGGTTTTGATTTGACCGCTGATGGAATGTCGGCAACTGATGGAACAAATTATATTGCGCTTGATTCTGGCACCAATGGAATGCCGAAGATTATTGCAGGCAAGGGCGTTAGTGACGCGCCATTAGTATTAATTAATGGTGACGGCAGCGGGAAAATTGCTAATTTGCCGTTTACCAAAGACCGTTTTGCAGAAACAATACCAGATCAGCCGTTACAGCCAAGTGTTGCAGCCAGTAAAATCAACACGGGTTTTGAACTCGGTTATAATTATCTCTATGGCAACGAAATGGACACCAGCGGCGAAGGGCCATATCCTCAAACGGTTTGCTTTGATGGCTCTACAAACAAGGCTTATAAATTTAATCAAACAGTCAGCGTCAACGAAGCCCTATCGACTGTCAGCAGCCTCAGAGTGTCTATCGTAAACCTTCCCGCTGACGATTATTATGTTTACGTTACAATCAGCGGCAACATTGTCAGGCGTAACGCCGGGGCATTGTCTGGAATAATAAATACCATTCCCGTTTCACCCAATCTTCCAGCCGTTCCCGCTGATTTTTCAACGGTTCGAATTATGGCCTTGCAGCATGGCGTTGTTGATGCAGTCGATGAAACGACAATAACTCTTGATGTTGAGGCACAGTTATTGTTTGACAACCCTTACCGGCTTGAAATCAGGTTAGCCGATGAATCGCTCGTAAGCGTGCCAATATTAAACCCTTCAACTTACGATAAAAACAAACATCTTTCAGGAAACAATACCAGCCTGAAAACGTTTTCTCTGGAATTTGAAACGCCATACGGCACGCCGCCTGATTTTGTCGGGCTTGAATGGGCGCTTATTCCGGTTAATGCTGATATTAATGACTGGACAGAGATTGACGCAAAGGCTCACGGTTACGAGAGCGCCGGGATCAGTGTCTTGAATTCTGCGAGCAGCGAGAAGCAGAGTGCGATTCTTGTAAATACGTTCGCAGCAGCATTTAACGGTGTTGATAAAGTGCCGTTTGGGTATGGCGATGATACGGCCAAAGACGCATTTTATTCTCCGACTGATTTAAGAGTTGAACGAAGCCCCCACCACTTGGCCTCTATGACTGTTGCCATTTCCGCTGATCTACCTGCTACTCTCTGGCCTGGTATTATATCGGACACAGGATTTGTCGCCACTACGCCTGCCGATGCGCTGGCGGGTGTTCTTTCGCTTAGTGTGCTACAAATTACTCCGGCTGAAACATCTGCATTCGTGAATGATAAATCATTTTACAGCATCGATCCGGCGCAGTATGCTACGGCATTTCCCGACCTGTCTGACGGTATGCTTTGGTATCGGCACTTGCCAGAAGTTTTGTTAAAAGCCTTCCAAGAATATGTAGCCAGAGATGAAGCCGTAACCGAAGCAGCAGCGGATTATACTGTTTTGAGTGCTGATAACATTATCCAAGTCACAGCGTTAGCAGTCATTACCCTACCTGACGCTACGTTATTCAAAGGCAGACGGTTCACAGTAGACAATGCGCATATCGCTGAAATCACTGTTGAGCCGCAAGCAGGCCAGACAATACAGGGCGAAACGTCGCAATCAATACCGCCAGATTCAGCAATGATGGTTTATTCTGATGGCGTTAAATGGAGGATAATCTGACATGAGTTATTTTGCACAGGTGAAGGTTCAGAGCGCCGAAGGGAATATTGCCAAGGTAAACAGCCTTGGACAGTTCCACACGGTTATGCGCAGTGAAATCGACGCGGACAATTCGTCAACAGTCCTCTTGCTGGCAAACGAGCAATTGATCGGGCTGGCAAAAGAATGCCTTGATTACGTAGAACTCTGCATTGCTACCTATTCAGATGTAGCAAGCGCCGCCAACGGTTTATGCGTGGAATTCAGCGATGACGGCATACTTTGGATACCTGACCCGACTTGCGCAACGATTCGAGCGGCGAAAAGTAAGACGTTTACCTGTCAGCTTGAGCGGAAATATTACAGGGTTCTCTATACAAACGGGCCAGTAAATCAAACCATCTTCGGGCTTTCATCTCTCTTACGAAAAACCAGAGGCAAGCCAAGCGCTCATAATGTTAATAAGGCGATTGAGGGCGATGATGACGCAGAGCTTGTTATTGCAGTTGTTAAGGCACAGGATGAGAACGATGATTTTGTAAATATTCGCGCTGTTCAAGGCGATACTGGTTACAACCTCAAAGTTTCCCTCGACCAGGTAGAACCAACAACAAATAGCGTTCAGACGATTGACTATTCCCACGGCGAACTACACAACGGCACTCATTATGTTGTCAGAAATACCGCACTGTTAGCCAAGGCCGGGACTAAGGATATTTTAATTGTCACACCCAACACAACAAAATGGGCTCACATGATTTTCGGATATGAAGCCAATGATGCAGCAGTTGTGGGGCAATTCTTTGAGGCTCCAACCTATTCAGCAATCGGCACTCTGGACGGGGCAAGAAACAGAAATAGGAACGTTGCAGACAACAACACAACGCTTGTTTATAATGATCCAGTAATCACCGTGACAGGCACCTTGCTAACCACTAAGGCGGTAGGCAGTGGCAAAAACTCAGGCGGTGGCACTCGTGATAATGCCGAATTCATACTGAAACAAAATACTGTATACTTATTGAGGATAACTGAAGGGAATATTGCAGCAACAAATATCAACTGGGAGCTTGACTGGTATGAACACGTTAATAAAAATTGAGGTGAATAAATGACGATTACGACTGAATCAAGGCGCGGTGACGCTTTCGCAAAAACGGTGGGGCTGGTTGATGATGTTGGAGCGCCTCTGGTATTAGCTGATACCGATCTCGTGGCGCAGCTATACCGGCCTGACAAAACCATGCTGGCTCAATTAGTGGTAGCGTCTGACACAACGCCGGGGCAATATCTGCTTACTTATACCGGCTCAACTGCTGAGTGGCCGCTTGAACTGCTTAAATGCAATCTGTTTGATACGAGCGACGAGTCAAGCACTGACGCATTTTACGTGCAGATCACCGAACAGATCAGCCGTGAAATTCCGGTGGTGCCATAATGCAAATAATCGCGGTATCGTTTCCTAAAAAAACGGTTATTACGGTTGCCAATACCGCAAAGCATGTCACTAGCGCCGACCTGACGCAGATTTTGCTAGACCTCGACGCTATTAACGGTGAAGTTATCGGCACTACGGCAGCAGAGAAAACAGATAAAATTGAAGCAACGAAGCTTGCAATCGAAACAGCGATAGAAGCCGCAGGCGTTGATGTCCCATCGGGAACGGTATTTGCCGATTATCCCGATAAAATAACAGAAGCCGTAACCACCGCACAAAACGAATGTATGTTCTCGTTTAACGCTGCTAACGGCGCAGTTGTTCGCTACAACATGGCTAACGGCAATAAAGACGTTGTGATCCCTGACAGCATTGGCGGCGTTCCTGTTATCAGAGTCGCACAGCAGGCGTTTTATGGGCTTTATGTTGGCGAGGGACCGTTCTTCGTCGATAGTATTCACATGTCAGACAACATTGCCGTTTGCGATTTGCAGGCGTTTTTGTATTGTGGCGCAACGACAATGCGAATTTCTGAGAATGCAGGCTTTACCACCTTACCACAACAGTTTTGCACGCCGTCTTTAGTCGAAGTTACCATACCAAACCAAATAACGACGATCGACACGATTGCGTTTCAGAGTTGCCCGATTATAAAAATAATAATCCCGGCCAATGTTACCATTGCCGATGACGGCTCTATGGGTGCTTATGGTGCAGGATTCAGGGCGCTTTACAACGGCAACGGCCAATTAGCAGGAACTTATGAGTATGCGGCCGGAATGTGGAGCAAAACCGCGTGAACTACAGAACCCTAACAGATAACCCGCAAGCAACCGAATTGATTCAGGCGGTCAGAGAGCTGAGGCCCGCAAAACAGGTTGATAACTACGCCGCGTCATTGGAATACTTGCAGGCCGATAATGCCAGCTATTGCCAACTAATCGCGAAGTATGGGCCGGGGCAGGAGCCGCCGCCAATTAATCAGATGATGGATTTATCGCCTTACGTAGCATTTATGATTGGCATCTTGCTTGTGCTGCTGATAATCAAGGGGTTTTGTAAAACAACCAAGAAATAATACAGTATTGCCGGGTTGCAGCCATGTGCTGTATATTAATGGTGTGATTTAAATTCTAAGGAGAAAACAGGATGAAACGAATTTTTGTGACTCTTGCTCTGGTCATGGTTTCGGCGATGCTTTGCGCGTGGCCGGACTATACAGAAGTTCAGCGGCCGGGTAGTGCGATGCTTGGCTATGATCTGGCGTCTAATACATGGCGGCCTATCGCTGTCAGTGGTGATGGTAAAATGGTATCTGATGCAGAATTTTCTGCGGCTGTGCCTGATGCGAACGGAACTACCGTGGTATATTCAACCGCGTCAGCTCAGAACGTAGCGAGCATTGCAGACCGTGAATCAATCACTGTAGTCAATACCTCTGCAACTGAAACGCTATGGATTAGCTTCGACGCTACTACCGCTTCAGCCGCCGTGGGATTATCAATCCCGGTTTACCCTTACGGCTCAAGAGGCGTAAAACTTAACTCTGCGAAAATCCTTTCGGTGGTGTCTGCAACCGCTGTAACGGCTATCGTTTATCAGGACGGTTTTTAATATGAAAAAACTCATCATATTGTTTTTCGTTCTGCTTGTCGCTTGCGCTTCGGCTCAGATGGAATCTGATACGCCGTTTGACCCGGGGGCTATGCGGAAAGATGGTTCTAATGCTGCTGCTGTTGTTGGAGTTAGTAGTATGGTTGCCAGTGTGAGCATTGAGGCACCAACATCAACTATCAAGCTGTTTACCGGCTATCTTCCTTGCGATATGCAGTCGGCTGGCTACGCAATAGGGATAGTTGACTCAGGCGTTGAGTCTGTAACGGTGTTAGGGTCTATTAGCGTTGCGACTCCTGTCGGAAGCTTATATATAACATCTGGTGCGGCGTCAGCCATAATAAACATTTCTAATGGGGTTGCGGCTAAAACATCAGGAGCGTCAAGCATAACGAATACTAAAGATACCGGGGCAAGCCTTAATGTTTACGTCGAAAGTGGCACCTTAAAAATACAAAATTTAACGGGTGTTGCGGTTGACGTTCGCGCGGGATTTTGGGGGATAAGGCTTATTTAAAAATGAAATCCCTAACAACCCTGCTAACCCAACTCTACTGTTTTCTCGGCCTCTCAAGGCCAGCAATTAACAATTAAGGAAAATCAAAATGACAATGGAAAACTTTATAACAATTTCAGGATGGATAGTGGCCGCATTAACAGGCATCAGGCTTGTGTATAACGGCTACAAGGCCGGTAAGAGCGTAGCTGAAATAGTTACAATTTTGGTCAATACACTCAAAGATGAATCAAAAATGGTTGACGGCCAATTCTCACCGGCAACGCTTCAGAAGGCTCAGGACGTGGCCAATACAATCAGTGCCGATTCGGTAGCTGTCGAGCAGGTTAAACAGGTGCTTAAAGGCCGGGAAACTGATATTAAGCTTGGTTCATATAAGGGCAAGCCGGTTTACCTGTCTGATGCAATCGGGTTCAGCTCAATAGCTCAGGGCATATTCAAGATATTCAGAAAATGACCAGAAGCAAGCAGGCTCAGGAAGCCTTAGACAACTACATGAAGCCAGACGATAGGCCATTTACATTCGACATTACCAAGATCAGGCCAATGTTTTACCACTTTGGCAGCACAGTCCATTGCTCCTGCTATATGACGATTGAAAACAAGGCGCATATCCGTTGCCCATATTACAAGCAAACAGCCACAAACTGCCCAGATCATCAATGCGAGCATGGCGGCGGCACAATGGATGGGAACTGGTGTGGCCCGTATTATCGCTATTTGCATCGTATTGGTAAGTTCGACGAAAACCTTGCAAAGCTTTATGAAATATTTCTTGAAGATCCTGAGTGGCATGGTTGCAAACTGACATTTATAAACGAAAACGGCAAGAGGGAGATTGTGTGAATATTATAAAAAAACTATTCCAACAACTCTGGTATTTTCTCGGCGCTCCAAGGCCAGCCACGGAAGACCAGAAAAATGAAAAACATGTTTCGATGCGTGAGGCTCGTGACTGCTTAGTAGCCGCAATCGCAACCCTTTGCGGGGTAACCTACGAGCAATCATACCGCGCCTGCTGGCACTGGAACTTGATATTTTTTCTTGAATCGCCGTTGCTTGCTAACCCGTTGAACGCAATTAGAGCTATTAAATCACTTGGCTTCAGTGTTGACGACTCCATAGACTTTGACCGACTCAACAGCGGAACCCTGCCAGCGGGCAAGGTCCTCGTGCTGGTCCATGACTACAAAAACAAGTTACCATTTCAGCTCGGGGCCACTCTTGCGCAACATTGGATTGTGTGGGGTGGCCTTGATTCTACCGGCAACCATATTTGCCATTGGGGTGACGGGCAACCGCCGCACATTGTTTGCGCTGCTGAGATGCGGTCTTATGTCAAGGCGGGCTGGCCGAATTGCATCATTCTTGCTACGAAAAACGAATAAAATAACTGGAGGTTTAATCATGGAATTATTACTTCACGCCTTCTGTATCATCGGGCTTTCTGCTACAATAATCAGAATTACTTACCTTTAAATCTTCCGATCTGGAGACTTTATGCCCTCGATAGAAAAATTATCGCTTCAAATGATTGTTGATAACTGCACGCCGAACTTAATTGGGGCAGTGATTGTGTTCCTGCTGACCGTGTGGTTGATTCTGAAGATAAACAAGCTTGTCGGCAGCGTTCAAAGCATTATAGAGGTTCTCGTTTCCAGTGTTCATACTTTAGAAAAACAGCAGCGCAAGGGTGAACAGATAATAACCGCTTTGCCTTGCGTCCAAAAGGCGAATGCGACATGGTTACAGGATCCACAGAGAAACGGTGGCCAGCCTCCGGAAAAAATAACTTGCCCGTCAGGAGAGAGACAATGAACATCATTAAACGCTCTGAATGGGATAATTCCAGTTTTAAACCGAAATACACCAAGCACAAACCATCCGGTATTTGCCTGCACCATAGCGCCACGCCGACAACGGCACAGTGGAAAGGCATTCAGACTGTCCGGTCTATACTCGGAAACCATACCGCAATCAGAAAGTTTTCTGACATTGGCTACCACTTTATCATCAGCCCGGACGGTCAGAATTGCTACGAATGCAGGCCGGTAGATGTTCAAGGTGCTCATTGCGGCGGCACCCCACCAAAAGGCGTTTCTCGTGTTTTCGGCAACACCGGAATGATTGGTATCTGCCTGATTGGGAACTATGATACCGAAGAGCCAAGCCGCGTTGCTATGGATAATATTGCAAGATTGATTGCTGATCTGTGTGAGAAACACGGTATTGATACCAAGCGTATTTACGGGCACTGTGAGGCGTGGTCAAAGCCTCCGAAAACTTGCCCAGGCAAAAAACTGTTTACTGCAATGTTTGGAGAAAACAGGTGGAAAGCATTAAAATTCTAACGTTAGGCGGCATTACCCTTGTCGAAGCACTCAAAACCGTTAAAAACATCGCAGACCGTTACGAGCGACAAATGCAGCTCCTTGAAACCGTTGCCAGAATCGACAAAATACGACGCGCGGATCAGGAACGTGGGCGGCCTTAAGCAGTGTGTTTGTGGCGGTGTATACTGGTTGATTGATGATTATGAAATTTGCGGCGATTGCAGGATTAAGCGTTGACATCTGATTTATCGTCTGATATATTTATCTCAACGCATTTCTGACTCCTTAGCGACAAGCGGCCTGACTACCCGCAAAAAACCCCGCCTTATACTCGGCGGGGTTTTTGTTTGGAAGCAGTTATGGTCGGATTACTTGCAGGAAACCCGGCGGTTTCGTCTCGTCTCGGTGGATATGAATGCTTAATACATACCATTGGATGCGGCCTAACTTATGATCAATATCTGAACCCATATATTTATAGTCATCACCTCTGACCATCAAATTAAAGTCTTGCTCCGAAATTACTATTCCTATCGGGGTAATATTGTTTGCCTTCAGCTCCAAGATTACCTTTCGAATATCTTCAACTTTTATGTGCTTTTCTGTCATTTCAACCTCACATTAAGCGATTTTGTAAGCATTGCAAGCCGGAACGCCTGCACCGCGTTTGAATTTCTCGACTACTACCACTTCATATTCAACCAGGTTAGCCATTTCAATTTCTACGGCATGCACTGCGTCTCCTGTGTGTTCTGCGATCGTTGGAACGGTCATAAATGCCTTATAGTGGCTCAGGACTTTGAGTATTCTGTCTTGCCTCCCGGCTTGAGTTCTTGGGGTCTTGCTTAGCAGTTTGGCCCAGAAAGGCGGTTGTGTTGAGAGTAGGTTGAGTCTCATTTTGTGATCCAAACGGGCTTGCCGTCTTTCGCTTCCCACCAGCCAGAGGGCGTGTTGGTTGTGCCGTGGTATTGCTCGTTGCCAGCGAATTTAATCATTTTTCGGTAGGGGACGGAATATGTTAAAAATTCTATGTTTTTAAGCGTTCTGGCAAATATCTTAACTTCCCAAGGGGCGTTACTGGAATCCCTGCAAAGAATTTTGTCGTCCAGCTTAATATCAAACACCGGTTCTGGTTTTTCGACCGTTGCAAGAAGGTCTAGGGCTTGTTGGAGGGTTAGTTCTGGCCTATCATCGCAAATAAAAATACGCACATCGTTGTTTGCAAAAAGGCCAGGATAGCGGCCGCCATTAAAATAAGCAAACGGGCGGCCCTTGTGCGTGATTCGCTGGCCGTCTGTCTCTGTCCGATCTAACTCTTTGCCCCACTCTCCACCCGCTGCGAATACTGCCTTCTGTAAAATCTCGCTTCTTTCCGGCATAAGCACCGCACATTTAAAAATTACATCACACAATTTAACTTTATTCACTGTTTCCGGCTCCTTGTATTTTCTGAAAAACTCTGTCAGCGCCAATTATCGGCGTGCAGGATTGTTCGGGTAAACGGCAAGACGCACCATTGAAGGGGCAGCCCCGGCAATCACTTATGGTTGGCCGCCTTGCTACCGCTTCGGCTCTTACGCCTCGATACTCATAAATGTTTTCTGAGATTTTAATCATTAGTTTCTCCTTAGTATCACAATTTCAAATCTGGTAGTAGCAACGTCTGGCCTCCAATCATCTCTACCAAAACAAGGGTCTTTAGTTATACGAATAAAATCTTTATTAAGGGCGTGTTCGGCAATTGCCCGTATTAGTTGTTCTTTAGCATTCAGGAGAATACATTCTTGAAGATCTACACGTTGCATTTTTTCTAACAAATCAGAAGATAAAACCTCGACTGTGATTGGAATAAGCCTTTTCCTGAGCGCTTTTAACTCTGCTTCCGCCGAAAATTGCTGCGCCCTGATGTTGTTTACTGTTAAGTGATGCTGCGTTTCTGATTTTTCAAGCTCTTTGATTCTTTGCCTGGCTCTTAATCGTTTTTTCATTTTTTGGCCTTCACCTGTTTAAGTAGTAGTCCAACGCAGCAATCACACAAATAACAATCATCGAATACTAATGGGATTTTTATTCCCCGGAAAATATAGCTAAAACCCGTTCTTGGCGCAATCCCTACACCTCCACCGCAAATCAGGCATTTTTCGTTCATGGTTATTGCTCCCTTTATTTATTCTCAGAATGAAGCTTCTGTTTCGCTACCAATTTCGCCGGTGGGTGTCCGGTATGCCATTTACCGCAGAACTGGCATTGATATACCCATAGGCCGCAGCCTCCTTTCCTGGTTAAACTTATCTTGTGTGAAATGGCCTCAGTTCTTGAATTATGTTTATGTTTGCCGTCGCAGGATTTGCGCCTGATTCGGCGCTTGCTGCTCATACCGTTGCGCCCTTCAGCCATGTTTCGGCGGCTTCCAGTGCATCACCAACCAACTCAAAAAGCCCGCCTCCTTCTCTTATAACGAATTCTCGCTTCCCGTCGAAAAACTCTTTTCTATCGAGACAGAAGCTGCAACCAAATATCTCAAATTGCTTAACTATGACCAGCCTATTTCCCCGGCTCTGCACGCTGATTAGTTTCATCAGTTCCCGCCTTTCTGCGCCATCACATTGCCGTCAGCGCCTACCGTTCTATAGTTCAAGTCATCGCCTCCAAGACTTAACCATGCAATCAGATCGCTATGGAAACTACCAACAAATATCCATTCTTTGCCGTTGAAATATTCTAGCCTTACCATCACTTCCCGCCTTTCGCCTTAGTTATAAGCTCTATAATGTCAGATTTTAAATAGATAAATTTATGAACACCAGCAAGCTTGCAGGCTTCGTCTAGTAAGCCAAAGTCTCTATCTCTGATTGTTTCAAGTTTTTCAAGCATCTGCTCAATCAGCGCATCTTTTCGTTTTAATTCATTAAGCATCGCGCCCTGTGATCGGTCTCTCTGGTCGATTTCAGCCCTTGCCGCCTCAAGCTCATTGCGCTGCAAAACAAACTCATTGTCTTTGTCTTCCATTTCGCAATGTCCGCGAATGCCGGCGATTGTTCTTTCGTGCTTTAATTTTTCAATCTCAGCATCTTTTGCGGCAAGCTCATCTATAAGGGCATCATTCACCGGCTTTTTCACATAAAGCTCGCTAAAATATTTTTTTTCATCGCCTATATATTCGACAAGTTTTCGATTAGCTTCGGCAAGCTCTTGCTCCATAGCCCCTACCGATCGAATCAGAACGCCATCAGCAATACCGCTCTCTAACCATTTACAAAACATATCATCAGTCCTCGGCGTATCAGACACACTGACCGGCTTTTCAGCTTCAAAGTAATGTTTGCAATCAGCGCTATCTTTTCTGATGCAAAACTGGCATTTTTCGGGCTTAATCATTTGCTTTTCTCCATTTCTCGTTTTTTGGCTCAGTTGAGCCATTTTTTTCTTTTCCGGAGCAGTGTTTTCGTTGCTCTTTCGAGTCAGTTTCTTAACCTTCCTCAACCGTCTCAACTCCCTCAACACCGCGCTCCTGCAATCTCGCAACATGACTTGATAGCTATAAGACAGCAAAGGGTGTGATTTTGGGATGGTGGGGAGTTTCACGAAAACTGCGCCTGCAACATTTGCAGTTCAATTTTCGCGGACACTTTCTTAGACCGTAAAATCATATTGTCGTAAAACAAAGACCATAGATCTCCGGGAACAATACCGTTGTGAGAAATTATGACCTGAGAAATAAAGTTTTCAATATCTGCGATTTCTTCAGATAATATTAAAATTCTTTGGGCTAAGGCTTCTTTCACTTGCTAGCCTCCTTCTTGCAGCTACACTGCCACGTTGTCGCCCTGACCTGATGGCAAGTCATGGTAGTAATTGTATGGCCGTCTTTGATGGCCTTCTTAATGGTTTTCTTCCAGTGATTATCCGCAAACCTGTCAGGTTCGACGCATGCGCCCAATATTGCACCACATTTGCAGATTATTGCCTGTGTTTTCAATGGGTCGGTTCGCTCGGTCATTTTCTCGTGTTCGGTTTTGGGTTTGGTCACTTTTTTATATCCTTATTGCAAACGCAAGTATGTAGTTTTGTGCGAACTTTAGGAAATAATATCCCATGAACCGTTGCGCCAGATTTAACGGCCTTTTCTTTTTTAGCTTCCCATGCTTTATCGGCTTGAGAACTAACGCGAGAGCTTAGTATAGAACCGCACTTACAGACAATTATTTCTACTCTCACGCCCTGCAAATCGGCAGGTTTGGTTTCGCTCACTTCTGCACTCTCCTCTTGACTTTCCGTTTCGGTATTCCCATCTGGAAATACCTTCTATCTATTCTCGACGCCAGTCTATCTAAATAATTCCAAATTGCCGCTCTGATCCTTGTTTTAAACTCCTCCTTGTTTTGGCACATCATTCTTTTGGCTGCTCCTGTGCGCCTCGATTATGCGGCTGATTGCTTCGGATTTGCAGATCTGGAGGCGCTGCATCACCTGGTGCAGATATTCGTTGTCACGGTCGGAAATTGTGAAGTTGATTCGTTTTTTCATTTCGCCTCCAACTGTTCAATGTAAGAATACATGCGGTCTGCGTTAGCGATTCGCTCAATAATGTTTTGCCGTTCCTGTTGTTTGAGTTTAAATTCTTGAGTGACCTCGACGAGACGGTCAGCCAACGCGCTTGTCTGTTCTTTTATTTTGCTCAATAGTTGTTTTTTATTCATCTTAACTCCTATATGTTTATACGTAAATCATACGCAGATTATACGCATATAAAACGCACGCGTCAAGGTTTATTTTAACGCGTGCTCAGGGTTTCTGGTGTTATTAAGTATTACTGGCTGTGTGTCAGCGATTGTCAGCGCCGTTTATCCGTTTCTCAAGCCGCGCAAGCTTCTGCTTAACCATTTCATCAACCATCTGGTTGCCGAATATCAGCCGCATTTGCTTGCACATAATTTCAACGTCTGCCAGCTCTTCGATCATCCCGGGTAAAGGGTTTTTGCCTGTAAAGTCAGGAGATACATACCGCAAGATTGCCGCGCTTAACTCCGATGCTTCCTCAGCCATTTTCATTATCTGGTGGCGGTCTCCGTAGTGTCTAAGTGTCCGTCTGATTATATCGTCTGGTTCAGGTATTGTTTGTGGCGGCCATGGTTTAGCCTCGGCTGAAATGTGCTCAGCCTGTTCGGTGTCGGTGGTGCTGATTGGTTTGTTTTTCATTATTCGTGAGTTCCTCCGTATAGTTGTTGTTGGTGTGCGTCTTGATCTGCTGCGAGCCTCAGACCATCCCACACGATAAGCCCCATTTTCAAGGCTCTGCGTTTCTTGTAGCCACGTTCTGACAGCTTGATACTTAATACCCTGTGTGGCATTGGGCGCTCTCCTGCATCCTCACACCAGTCGCAATATGCTTTGTATAGGTCTTTGGCCTTAACGAAGCCGCTGGTCTTCTGAGGGCAAATTACGCAGGTTTCTGTCAGGAAAATTCCGATCAAATCCTGAGAATTCTTGTAATCCTCCGTTGCCATATCTACGGCGGGCGGGGCTTTGAGCCCTACGTTTTGCCAGAGCATGCAGCCTTCAATCGCCCAATTCAGAATACCTGGTAACTCGGCAATAAGCTTGTCTGTTATACCAAAATCCCGTTTCTCTTCAGGAATACAGACCTCAAAAGGTATTAGCTTCACACGCCGCCAGATGCCAGTATCAACGCCTTTAATCTTCGGGCGGTGATTAGTCCTGATCCAGATTTTGAACTTTGGTCGGAACTCGAAAAACTCCTTATTTAAAAACCGCGCGGTTATCAGATCATCACCCGTCATAGCCTTAACTTTAGATTCTGCTAGACACTGGCCTTCCTCCGTCTCGTTTGCGTTTACAAGTCTTGCGCCTGCTAGTCTGGCAACATCATTAGTCGGTTGGTTGCCACCGCCGTCACGGCCTCGCATTAGCGTTTCTGGTGGCGTTTCCATTGCGTATTCACCCAAGAGGGCAGCCAGCAACGTCGAGAAAACAGATTTACCGTTTTTACCGCTGCCCCACATTATGAATAAAACCTGTTCTCTCGTCGTGCCTGTTAAGCTATAACCGATTGCAAGCTGAAGATACTCGACTACCAGTGGATCAGGAATAATATCTGACAGGAAACTATTCCAGAGCGGGCACTTTGCGTCTTTGTCGTATTTAATCTTGCTGACTCTGGTAATCATGTCAGCAGGGTTATGTGGCTGCAGTTCGCCAGTTTTCAGATTTATAGTGCCATTATCGACGTTAAACAGCCATGAATCGTTGTCAAAATCAGATGTTTTTGTTAAAACCTTCGGCATACATGCAGCCATTTCAAGGCTTGACCGCATCGTCCTTGATGCTTCAGATTTCTTAGCCCAATCAATCAGCGCTTTGGTCAGCTCAGCATCGTTTTCTGCATAACTGGCCTCGACTTCGGCATACAGATTTTTAACAACCAGATCGTGATATAGGTGTCTGACAATTGCCTCTTCAGGAACCCAATACCGGCCCTCCCACGCATACCAGCCGCGTGAGTTTGAGTATTTAATCTTGCCATCTGCACCAGAGATTAATCGCTCAGCGTTGCCAAGGTCTGTTGATTTAGAGGGGTTGTAAATATCTCTGAGAGTGAGCTGCTTCACTCCCGGCAGGGTTTCGGTTGACCGCATAGCATCAACCTTATTGCGAATGACTTCCTCTTTGCGGCGTTTGTTTTCCTTGCGTTCAAGGCGCTTTTCTGCAAGGTTGCCGATAGATTTTTTAGAATAATCCTTTGCGTGCTTGATTTTATCCCTGAGCTGCCTTTCGTCCCAGGGCGGTGAGCAACGCTGATTCCATTCGGCCAATAAATACAGCGCTGAATCTTCGTCGAGGCCGAAGTCATTTACCAACATGCAGGCGGTTCTGAAGGTGGTCTTGTCTCCATTTTGCCCTGAAATGGCAGGCTCGCAGCGGTCGAGATAAGCCCTTGCCCTGTCCAGAATCGAAGCTTCCCCGCTAGCATTGCTCACTGATCTTGGGGGCGCAATTGGCTTGAATGCTTCGATTTTAGGTGCTTTGGCTGCAAGTTCTTTCAATTTTTCAATGGAAACCTGCCTGATTTCAGTTTCTGGATTAATCAAGACCTCTGACCGGCGGTGTGGGCGTTGTTCGGTAGAATCGCCCTTTCTTGCCATGATGCCCCACATTTTCAGAACCTTTGAAGCATTAGCAAGGCTTGTGTCTACTGTGGCTTCAGCGCAATCATATTTTTTTGCCAAAGCTCGAAGACAGTCTAGTATTAACTGGTCTGATTCTTTGCTTGGCTCAAGGTCGATGGAAAACATAACGTGAGCGCCATTGCCTGAGCTTGCAAGAACTGGCTCAGGCCATCCTTCGGCGGCCATTTCATCAATTACCCGGAAGGCCAGTTGCAGCGAGCCTTGATGTTCTTCGTCGGTAGAGGAAATGCCAGCGGGGCGAACTGAATCAAGATCAATTGGCAACCATCTGCGCCTTATAACGTCTGCATCTGTGCTGGTTGGGTCGTCTTTGGCTATATACATCATCCGGTTTGCGGCTCTTGCAAGCAAATCTTCTTTGACCGGATTGATGGAAATAGACACATACTGCGGCCCTTGTTTATCCATCTTCTCAGCTTCAATGGCTAGTTTCTCTGGATCATTAAACCACCCTGAATAATTCTTTGTATAGCCGTTCCCTGACGGGAGTTTTATAACTCTCAACTCATGGACTTGACCGGGGGCCATGATGATTTTGGCGGCTTTTATTAACTCTTTTCTGACTTCGTTTGCGACAGGACTCATAACTAGAACCTCATTCTTTCAAATTGAATGCTCTGTATACATCTTCAACGCTGCGGGCAAGGATATATTTGCCGCCCATTCTCTCGATCATCGCCTGAAATTTCTCTTGCTCTGTAGACTGTTTGCCGGTGTCTGATTTGTTTTCAATTGCGATTCTCTGGCCGCCCTTAGCAATGCCGTCAATGTCGCTGCTGCCGGGTAAACCAAATCGAACCGGGTGAGCTTTGCGGATAAGAACATCACCGGCCTGCATCAAGACCGTTTGCGGTCTATCTGATCGGATTATCTGGTTGCCCGTCCATGCTTGCCCGGTATTGTTTCGCCAGAGCCTCAGCCACGGCAAAGCGCCGAATTCTACCAAGATTTGTTTCTGTAGGATTGATTCTCTCATGCGTCGTCAACCTCGGCGGCATACCTGGCTTGGAGTTTCAAGGTTAGTGCTTTAACTTCCTGCTCAAGCTCCATGATTCTTTCATTCAGGGTTAAGTTCAAATCCTGCTCATGTTTCAAGCAGTTCGTGAGGGTTTTTTCCATTTCTGACAATTGACTCATTGTTTTAGACTCCTGATTTCAGCGGCTGGCCATCGGCCATACCTTGACTTAAATACCATCCCGGCCCATGCTGCGTTACCTCTGCATTCCTTCAGCTTCTTTGAGTAGTAATCCAGCGGTGACATGTCCGGTTTAATTGTTCTTAATACTATTCGACAACCTGCGCATAAAATCTGAGTTCCCATTTCTGAAGGGGCTTTAATTGTATCAAAACTTCCACATGAGCAGGTAGGTTTTGTTAATTCCTTTAAATCACCTTCTTTTGTGATAATTGTTCTTACTGGCCCTTTCGCTTCAACGCCACAATCGGGGCAATTTTCCAGATTTGCCGGGAAAATCGCGTAGCATTGGCGGCACGTTTTCAGGGCCGGGGCTATATCATCTTCGTTGCGTTTCAGTTTCTTTTTGAGGCCGTCTGACAGGTCTACTGCATGATCCATCATCAAGCCCAACCGGCGGCAATTGCCTGCGTGGTCGATGACTTTTGCAAACAGCTTGCCTTGTGTTGGGTTGGGCCGCAATACCCTGCCGATCTGCTGGATGTGCAGACCGACAGAATATGTGGGGCGTGCTTGAATGCAGACTGAAACGCCGGGATCGTCATAACCTTCAGAGAGAATCCCGACATTCACCAAGATCAAATATTTTCCGATTCTGTGCCAGGCTAATATTGTTTCACGTTCCTTCTTACCGATAGAATCGTGAAGAAAAGCCGCCGGTATCCCTGCTTCATTAAAAGCATCTGTTATCGCCTGAGCGTGCAGCTTGTTTACTGCAAAACAAATAGCCCTTTCACCGCCCGCAATCGCTTGATACTGCTTAACAATGTTGCCGATCAGCTTCGGCTTGCTCATCGCTTCGCCCAACTGTTCGGGGTCTAAGTCTGAGCCCTTGCGCTTGATTCCTGCGAGTTGTGGCAGGTCGGGAGACCAATACCGGCATGGAACCAGGAAACCCCTGTCAGTCAAATCGCTGATTGTGGCAACCTGTGTATAGTCCTGAAACAAATCACCAAGCCCTGCACCGTCTGAACGGTAGGCGGTGGCAGTGAGGCCAAGTATAACGGCTTTCGGGAACTGGCTCAGAACCTTGTTGTAACTCTCGGCGGCTGCGTGGTGGCATTCGTCTATGATAATCAGGTCGAAGTGTGCCGGCAGCTCTCGACGGTTCGCGGTCTGAAGACTGGCCACCTGTATAGGCGCTGTTGAGTCGTAAGGGTGGCCAGCCATAATAATACCGTGAGGCAACGATAAGCCGTTAAGCTTCTTCGAGCACTGGTCAATAAGTTCCTTGCGATGAGCCAAGAATAACACCGAATTGCCCTTAACAATTGATCTTAGGATTATATGCGCTGCAATAACGGTTTTGCCTGAGCCGGTAGGGCTGACAAGGATTTGAGACCGGCAACCCTGAGAGATTTTAACGGCGGCTTGAGCTATGGCGTTTTCTTGATACTCTCGCAAGTGGAACATTATTGGCTACTCCTGACTATCGGCGGGCGTTTCGGGTGATGTTTTCTGCTTGGCGGCTGCGACTAGCTGGCGTTGAGTTTCTTTGATTTCTTCCTTGGCTTCGATGGTTTTCCAAGGGCCTAGATTGCCACAGAAGATACATTTGCCGGGCGCGGTAATGCTCTTTGGATCACCAACACAACCGCACATTGTGCAGACAATGACTGCCCCTTCACGCAAGGTTTTCATCATATCCTCAACAGAAACGAAGCAGTTCAGGCAAGGATTCCCACAATCTTGGCAGGATTCTGGTAATTCCTTGCGCCACATTACCCGGTGGCATTCGCTGCAACTGTAGGCGTTCAAATCTACGCGGGGTTTTGTTGATAGATTATCAACTGCTTCGGCTAGTTCCTTGCTGGCTTCAACCATCTGATCAACTGCTGATTCGGTTATAATCTGAGCGTCTTCAATTATTTCCGTTGTGTTTTCAAGAGTTTCTTTGACTGGCGCTTCGTCAGTTATTACCAGATTAACAATTTTTTCTTCCTGGTCGTTTTCAATTTCTTCAGCGAACTGATTAATCTTGCTGGTTACTTTGATTGTGCTACCTGTTGGCGTGGAGTGGTCTTTTTTGAGCTGCGTGAGGGCTTTCTTGATTACGGCATTTTTCTGGTCTTTGATTAAATCGTCGTAAGCGCCAGAGTTGAATTTCATAATCTCAAACGGAGGACGTTCGATGAGCTGTGCTACTGCGTCGAAGATTGAGGGTAAATCATAATCATAGCCAGTGGTTTTTTCGGTGGCTACATAGTGCTTGTCACCGCAGACAAAGCCTTCTTTGCCAAGAGGTAACAGTAGTTCGTTTCTGGCTTCCTCAAGCTGCTCTTTGGCGGCCTTGGCTATTTTCTCGATAGATTTCATTTTTTCGAGCTGTTCAACAATGGCCGCAAAGTTTGCATGGTTTATTTCAATTCCGACAACGACGGGAGGCGTGGCGAGAGATTTCTGGTAGACTTCACACCCGGCATTTAAGCCGCAATAACCGCAATACTTATTCAGCGTTTTAGGAAATTGTTTCCGGGCCATGAATTCTTTGACGCGGGTTTCAATGTAGCGGTATGCAGATACCAAGTTATCTTTCGTCCAGATCCGTTTAGGCGATTTGCCGCCCTGATCCAGATAAAAAAACCTTGTTTCGATTACGGTTTCAATGCCCTGCTCGGTGTAAATGTCCCGGAGGTATTCGTATTTCATCCACGTTACCAGCGCATAAATAGCCGTTTGAAGGTCGTCAGCTTCGGTGAAGCCTGTTTTCCAGTCGATGATGCGGATAACGTGTTTTTTTATTGCGTCGAAGTCAAACAAATCCTGCACCATTTCGCCTTGCTCATTGAGGCCGTATTGGTCGGCGTAGTCCAGCGCTCCACGCAAGCCCCAATTTTTACCGATTTTCAGCTCAAAATATTTATTGCCGTAGTATTCGGCCTCTCCATCGTCGGACTGGATGCAGATAATATTTTCGTGGTTCAGTTTTAACCAGTCTTCATCGGCAGACTTCAGGGTTTCAAAGCATTTATTGGAGCGGTTCAGGTATTCTTCAGATAATGGCAGCCCTGACTCTGCTGCTGTTTTCGCGAATACTTCAGCGAAATTTTCACCTCGTAGCCATTTTGAAACGCCTGCGTCAACAGCCTTGCCGAAGCGCAGAATGTCGGTTTCTTCGTATTTGTCGTTTTTGCGTTTGTAAGGGCAAAGACCGTCTTGAATTAGTTTCGTCGCAGATATGAATTCTATTTTGGTTTCAGTCATGATTAAACCACCTTAGCCTTGAGTGCTTGCAGTGCCTTAGCCGCCTGCTCATCAGTCCATTTAACCGCGTTCAGTTCTGTGACTCCGATTGCCTTTAAGAGTTCCTGCCATTCAGCAGTCTGGATTCTCAGCTTGGCGCGAAGTGTTGTAATTTCCTTCTGCATTTCAATGCGGGTTCCGGTTGGTAATGTTGCTGGCTTTGGTTCAGGAGTTGTGGTGGCGGCCGGTTTGGTTGTTGCGTCCACCGGGAAGGTTGGCACTGGTTTTGTAGCTTCGGGGGCGTTGATTCTTGCGGCTTTTTCTGCTGCTTCGGCGCTGACTGACTCAATTATTTCTGTGCTTCCACATTTGCAGACGGCTGGCAGGGCGGCTTGCTCTATGACGAACCGGCATATTTTGCAATAGCCGTGGCGTTTTACGATTGGCTTGGTTTCAGGAGTAGTTGTCGTTTTTGATTCGGTTGTTGTGGTGACTGGAACGGTGGCGGGTTTTATTTTCTTCGGTTCGGCTTTCGGTTCGGCCTTGGGTTCAGTTTTTGGCTCTGGCTTAGCAGACTCCTGCTTGTTATCTGCTTCGGCGATAACCTGACCGATGCTTTTGAATTGGCCGGGGGCGGCGTCTTCCTGTTCTTCGACTTCGGGGTAAAACTCTGCAATTTCAGATTCATCAAGAGGGCCGGTTACTGCTTCAAGGGCTTTCATTTCGCGTCTGACTTGAACTTCCAGAGTTTCGAGGTAGATCCCGGCTGAAATTCGCTGTTTTTCGTTTTGAATTGCAGACTCAAGCATTTGAACGGCGTTACCTTCATAGGTGATGGTTACAACTGGAATAACCGTTGGTTTGCCGTCTGGTGTTGTGGTTGCCTTCTTAAAGTATTTCAGATTCAGTGGCAAGCCTGCTATTTTGCCGCCGGTGCAGATTTGAATAAATTTGAGGCTTGAGGTGATGCCAGAGATAGTATTCCAGCCGGTAGTTGAAAACTTGTAAACGCCACCGCATTGCATCGCAGCGTCAAGCAAACAATTCAATGTGCCGTGAGGTTTGCATCCGTTTTTCGTATCTAGTTTATCGCAAGGACAGGGAACGGTAACAAGTTCGCCGGTTGCCTCGTCGGCAAGCTGTTGAGCGCTGTTACCGTCACCCCGGCAAGCACATGCTTTACCCTTATAGAGCGCAAGTTCTGTTCTGAAGTTCAGGTCTATGTCATTGTAGAGAAGCCTGATTTTAATATCCTTCGGCGTCTGGCCGATGATTTTGTGAATTGCTTCGTCTTTAGTGAAATTGTTGTTTTTATCCTTGTCCATGCCGGTTATCAGGAAGTGGTCGAATTTTTTCGGTGCTTGCCATTTTTTACCGTTGGACTCTCGGACGGTTTCGTCAAGGCCGCCTATTTTGATTCGGCCAATCTCGGTCATGCGTGCTTTCAATACTCTATCGGATATTCCCATTAGTGACTCCTTAACTGTTTTCGAGAAGTTGCCAGCGCTCAGAGCGGGATGGCTGACAACGGGTTGTTATATTGGGCAATCTTCAGAACCGTCGCAATATTCTGCGCCGGGATCTTCTTCGGTAAACGGCATTTCAGCGGATTCAGTAGCTATGGCCGCGCCGCCCTCTGTTTCTACTTCCTTATCGGTCAGTATTTCGCCTTCATAGGGCTGGTTAGTGATTGGCGTTACTTCCTTTTCTTCAAGAGTGCGTTCGGTCTTCTGCTTGGCGGCTGCGATTTCGTCGAGTGTGAGTTGTTTGTCTGATGCGGTCATTCGGTCGGTTCGCACAAGTTCTTTTGGTTCTTTGTCTAGACGGTAGAGCGACTTAGTATTGCGGGTTGGATCATTAAATACCCAGTGGCAACGGACGCTTGAGGAACGTTTGCCGCGTGAGAGTTCGGTTGATACGCGGTTAATGGTTGATGTAATTTCGGTGATTTTGCTCTTGAGGTATTGGGAATGGCTTTTCAATTCTTCCTCAAGATCAGATTTCTTTGCCGTGGCTTCGGCAAATTCCATTGCCATCTGCTTTATTTCGGTGGTGGTGAATTGCTCTTCGAAATATTCCGAGCAAGCGATTATCCGCTTAATCATCGGCTCATAGTCAATCAGCTTGCAAACTTCGGCGTGTTTTTCGGCAGCTGGTTGATTAACGTTGAGCGATTCGTCACTGCGCAAAATCTGGAACTGCGCCTGGTCGATAATTTCAAAAATACATCCTGAGTCAATTTCATCGGAAAGCATTTTCTTGCCGTGGTCAGTCAGGGGTTTTTGCAGGCAAACAGGAATACTTGCACCGTTCTTGAACTGGTGGAAATAAATCTTGTCGTCAGGGGTTGGGGTCTCGGTCGGTTTCTTGGTTGTTTTTGCCATTTCGGGCTCCTTTGAAATTTTCTTAACATCGCTAATCTGCATTTGAGACATAAATAACAGAAAGTCTTTAAGGGCCGCTCTCAGTTTGTTTGCGTGTTTAGTCTCGTTGCAGCTCCCAGCATTAACATCAGCTTGTCTTATAGCCTGTTCA